ATGCCGGAAAGGAGAACGGGAACGATCTGCAGCATCCTACATGCCCACCGGGAAGTACCAGCCCATCGTTTTTATATGGAGTATGTTCGTCCCGGTATAATTGCTCATTGTTATCGTAATTCCTTGTGTCGATGATGTGAATATCTGCGCTCTTTCCGAGACGATGGTTGCCTCAATTCCGTATAAAATCGTATCTTGCATATCTGATGCTGGGCCAGCCAACAGTTTGTATGCGCCGTTCGCAGTCAGAGCAAATAAACACTCCGCTCTTGTCGAAAAACCGGGAATATCAAGCGTAACTGTGCTATCGGCGTTAATGTCTGCCGGTGGCATGCTTGTTATGCCTGGCTTGTATCCAACATAATTTCCTCCATCATGGCTGATCGTATTAAGATAACCACCCGCAACATAAAACGCCATGATGCATCTGTCGCTTCCGTTGTACCACCCGTGCCTCTTGTCGCTCCGGGTGGGAGCCGTGCTGTTCAAGATAAACTCGCTCGCCGTCAGGAGAGTATTCCCAGCCGAAACAATGGCGCTGTCGTCGATGTAAAGGTAGTACCACCCGTTTCCAGAAACAGTGACGTCTTTCGTGAGCACCGAGTTCCAGTACACAAACTGATCCGTCGTGCCGCTGTGGTGATAAACGCCAGGACCTATGGCTATGGTGTTGGCGTCCACGACGGAGAACGAAGCCCTCTGGAGGTAGCCGTATCGCTGGGACCGCAGGTTGTTGATCTTCGCCGCCGAAAGCGAGATGTCGTGCAGCTTTTCAAGGTCGGTCTTCGATACTCCTGCCCCGTCCAGCGCGTTCAGTTCGCTTGCGTCTGACGTGATCGCCGCGAGTTTTTGGAGGTCTGCCAGGGAAACGCCCGAATCCGACAGCAGGTCGCAGAGGTTCTTCAGGTACGCGAGACTCTCTCTTACTTCCGCCGACACCGGGGCTCCACGATACGCCGGTTTTCCCGCATGAAATGCCATAGCTTCCTCCTTTACGGTTCGAGGTCCTCGATGCGCTGCTCAAGCTCGTTGAGCTTGCCGAGGATTTTTGTCAGTTCCTGAAATATCCACTGCCCGAGGGCGGCGGTCCATGCCGTGAGGTTCCCCGTGTACTGGGGAGGATAGGTGCAGATCAACTTCTCCTTCATCGCCTGCCCCCCAGCCTGAGCCTGCCACCAACCTCCGAGAGCCGGTAGAAATCATCGAGCCCGGACGCGACGAACTTGAACGAGATGTAGACCCCGTAGGCCCGCAGCCCCATGAGGGACTGGTCCGTGAAGTTGCCGAGGCTCGTCCAGACAATCGGCTCGGTGATGCGGTTTCTGGTCCCCACGTACACCTCGAGGTCGTTCGAGAGTTCCTCCACCACGGGCCAGATCTCGATGAGTTCCTTGATCTTGTCCGAGTTGCTTGTGTACTCGTCGCCGAAGGTGTACTCCCCGCTCACGAAGTAGGATTCCCTCGGGTACTCGTCGTCGTTGTCCGTGACGCCCACTTCCATGAGGTAGCTCATGGCGTCCGTCACTTCCGCCGCTGCGATTGAGGAGGAAGCCGATTCGGACGTACTTCCCGAAGAAGACGAAGAAACTGACGCGCTCTCCGAAGAGGAGGAGGAAAGCGACTCCGATGTGCTCATAGACGAAGAGGACGACGAGCAAACGAACCCGGTCCTGGCGATAATGGGGTAGTCGAACCCCTCCTGGGTGCATCCAGCCGATGCGTCGATGTCCTCGAATGTCCAGTTTCCGGTGCCGATGTCGAGGATGCACGCGAGGTTCGGCCTGTCCGAATTGAACGGTATGACAAACCAGATCTCGCCCGTGTTGCTGTCGAAGAAGGAGAACGACTGGGACACCTGGGACAGGTTGAGTCCCCGGTAGATCCAGCGGTTGTTCCCGTCCGCGACGGGGGTGAAGTTGTACCCGTCGAATTTCCACACGTTGTCGGGTCCGAAGAAGTACACCGCGTCTCCCGTGCTCTGCACGAGGCCCTTCGCCAGCGCACCGACCCTCGTGTTCACGACTTGCTTGGAGAACACCAGCGTACCGCCCACGTAGTTTACGAGGTGCGTCATGTTCCCCTGGAAGATGCAGTAGGAGTCCCTGAGCATCGCGCCTCCCGTGATGGGAGAAGCGTTCGGCTCGATGGTCTCGAAGCCAGCCTCGCTTGCGGCGTTCGCGTAGTCGAAAACCGCCTTGTCGAGGTTGCTCCACCACCACCTGTTCGGAACCGCTCCGTCAACGTGATCGACCGTGTTCAGGCACAGTATGTGCCTCTGGAACACGTCTACAACTTGGGCTTTCAGACCCTCGCAGGTAAGGTTGACCCTTCTGTCGAACCACGGTCCCGCTATGAGTTGTATAGGGTCGTCGTAGTTGCTGGCAAGGAGGTTGTTCCCCCACGGCGCGAAGGACCACTGCGTCGCGATGTACTGGTTCTCGCGCTTGTCCCTGCCCGAGAAGGTCTCAGGGGTCAGGGCGCAGGACTGGTACGAACTCTGCGAAGAGGAAGACGCAGACACCGAGAAACTCGAAGATGAACTCATCGCTGGGCAGACCTGCTGCTCCCCGTAGGGCGTGATCCGGTAGATCGCCGCCTCCGCAGGGTCCCAGGTGTACCCGGGCTGGTCCCACCACGCGAACCCGTCGTCCCATGAGCGCATGATCCCGAAGGATGCCTTGAAGAGGTCGTAGCGGTCGCCGAAGAAGATGTAGTCGTTGCCGCTCTGGTCCCGGAACTGGGTGACTCCAAGGATGTATTCCGTGCTCTCGCAGGAGTTGATCCTGCGGTATCCCTTTCTCCGCTCGATGTAGGCGTCCGTGATGCGCACGCCCCTGGCGTCGGTCAGCCCCCCGGCAGGCATCATCTGCGGAGGGATGTCCTTGAGAACACCCTTGGTGAACGGCCTGATGGAGAACGGGAATGGCTTCAATAGAGATCCTCCACTTCGGAGATAGCCTCGCGCATGCCAACCATGTCCGCGTCCCTGGTCTCGCCTTCGAGATCCGCGATGACCTCGTTCAGCCTCGCCTTCCACAGCGGCACCCGGTCGTCGTCTCCTATGTAGAGGGTCAAGTCGATGAGCGTCTGGAGTCTGAGCGCCGTGAGGTAGGTCGTGGTCCAGGTGTTGCTCGTGTTCGTCGTGCTCAGGGGGTCGAGGTGGTGGTGCGTGGTGATGTGCAGGGTGTATGCCGCGTCAGCCTGGGGAGCGAACTTGATGAGGTGCCCGATGACGGCGGCAACCTGCGGCCTGCCCGTGTCGGGCAACGTCGCGTTGTTGTTCGGGTACAGTTCCCTGAGCCGGTCCATGGGGCCGAACAGCAGGGGGTACTTGATGCCGCTGGAGTCCTCGACCTCTATGTCGAGGATGCGGATCGTGTGGTCCGGCACGATGACCGATGTGGCACCGGAAGCGATGGCGTGCGTGTACTCGTCGATGAGGAACCACAGGGGGAACTTCTTTTCGAGTTCGTACTGGCTCTCGATGACCTGCTGGGCGATGATGTCGTCGATCTCGCCGTTCGTCCGGTTGACCCACTTGCCGATGTTGGTCACAAACTGTGCGAAGTTCATGCCGAACCCCTTTAAAAAAAGGGGGAGGGCTTCCCCTCCCCCGCCTGTGTTACCCGACCGAGATGCACCACCCGAGCGACTCGGAATGGCTCCCGAAGGAGTCGTAGGACCGGGAGTACGTCGAGGCCGAGGTGGAATTGGTCCCGGCAAGGGAGTCCCACTTGATGATCCTCGCCTGGTGCCAGTCGTCGTTTGCCTCGCGCCTGTCGCCCCACTGGATCTTGAAGCCCAGGATGGCGTACCACGCGAGACCCTGCCGCCTGCCGTAGTCGGACTTCTCCTTGGTGCGGACCTCCTCGGGCACGGCCACCGCCTCGATGACCGTGTCGCTCCCGAAGAAGTACGCCTCCGAGGATTGGTGCGCCGTGAACGAAGCGCCGCTCATTCCGTGGTTGGTCTCCACGAAGCGGCACCCGTAGTACCTGCCCACCTCACCGTT